TTGACCACATGATCGTCGCCTGCATTACCAACACGGTTACCTTGGCTAAAGAACTGATTTGGTTCTTCGCCCGTGACAGCAGACCAGGCGGATATAATTACTAGACGAAATGAGTCCCGATTATCGACACCTGTGTTAGCTTGTCCTGTTAACATACCACCAGTATGAACATGCTCAGCTCCAGTAGTAAGGTCGACCATGGTGCAACGCACTAAAGCTGTATAGGCAGCTTTGATCTGTGACCGCACTACAGGTTCAATCACTGTTCCTTCATACGCAAGAGACCTAGTCTCAACCACTCCATCTAAAATAATGACATCACCAACTTTGGAATCGTATTCCTTTGCATCAGCTTGGTAAATGTTGCCACCGTCTTTTAATTCATCATAGAGTGGCCTAAAACCCCCTTCAGATCTTGGCACAGCATTCATAACGAAAGCATCTATAGGTGGTTGTCTACGACTGGCTTCTACGGTGGAGCAATAAGCTATATTACTTGCAAGAAGGTCCTGAGCTGTAACAGTTCTTATATTCTTGCCATCCAATAACTTTTGCAAGGACACAACGTCGCTCTTAACAAACGCATGTGCCATAGTACCAGGATGAATTCCTTCTAGCAAATATTTTTCAGCTAATTGGCTAATAGCTCGCAAAATACCTGCTTCATGTAATTGCTTCCTCGATCTGTACCTTGGTATATGGGGTAAACCAGGTGAAAACTTTATCTTGATCTTCCGCAATGCTTGCTCTGGAGTTAGGTATTTACCATCCCGATACATTTCGGGGAACTCATCGACAAGAGCTCGGGCACTTTTCTGTAGTAGGGTTTTCAACCAAACCCCTGGCTCAGATCTCTCGACATCATATCTACTTAGGGACCTAGCCATCGCTTTCCCGGTTGCAAACCAGGCTCCGTCAATACCCGGTAAAACACCTTGATCAATCAGTTTCTTAACCCAAGCAGAAGCTAAGGGTTGAGTTTGAACCTCGCTAGGCATCAGAGGAGCCAGTGAAGCCAATTCTTCGTCTGCCACAGTCGGACAGGCTGGCATTTTTAAGGGACGTATTGGGATAGGAACAGATGTGTCAATATCTGGTGCAAACCTTGCTAATTGCTGTAGACGCTCTTCTGCCCAAAGAGCGTACTCGGGATGTGTAGTCACTGTGTCCATATGAGCACAAGATAAGGCAAATTTTTCATTACTTGTTAGTTTTGTGAAACTGCTGGCAAACAATAGAGCCCACACAGCCTTGGGACGTCTTCGTTGTTCAGGTAAAAGGGCTGAGGTCACCGCCCTTGATAAATAAAAGTATTCGATAGCTCCATTGTAAAAATCGGGGAGAAATCGTTCAAAGACACCAAAAACTAATTCGCCCAGCTTATCGAGTAGACCATATAGCCCTTCTAATATAGCTGAAACCATATTGACAAAACTATTTATCCAAGACAATGGGATTAAATCCGAATTAAACTTGTTCCTCCAAGAGTACATATAATGTGAAATACGTTCTGGTAAAGTTTCGTTCCCTTGCATATTATCCAAATATTGACCCCAAAGCCAACGCCTTAAGGGCATATCCCATGGTTGCTCCTCAATGTCCATTATCTTCAAAAGACCATAGATGACTGGCAATATCAATGTTATTGCCACGTCGTCAGCTACTCCGCACTCTATGTAAGCTGCCAGAATAGCTGAAGATATAGATATAACGTCCTGAATATTCTTTGATAACCTCAAACCTTCAACAGGCGGTGGCCAACATGATAGAAAAGGACCAACAAGGTCTGAACCTTCTCTCGTGATGATATTTGTTACTAAGGAGTGCCAGTTTATGTACTCCTCAGAAGAGTGAGTTTGTGGGTGTAAGTACTTTTTAACCCCAGTTAATAAGACACGAGATAAAACCTCCGATGCTACTGGAACAGTAACTTTAATATTACCATCAGATAAAATCCCAGGTATCGTG